AAAGATTCAACGGAAGCCATAAAAGTATTAAAACAATTAATGAGTACTTTTAGAGGTATCTTACTCTGGCATGATGGAGAAATATCTTTAAATCTACAACAAGAAAAAGCTCCTATTTTTACATTTACTAAGTCTAATGTAACTCCAGAGGGATTTGCTTACAGTTATCCTTCTAATAGAGTAAGAGCTAATCAAATAAGAGTAACTTGGAATGACCCAGATAATCACTATAGACCTGCAGTAGAATTAGTAGAAGATAGTGAAAATATTGCTAAAACTGGTAGAGTGGTAGAAAAAAGCACACTAGCGTATGGATGTACTTCACAATCTCAAGCACATAGGGTTGGAAAATATCATTTACTTAGTGAGATAAATGATAGTGAAGCTGTAACATTTACCAGTGGTATAGGTAGTCAAATTTTAAGACCAGGTGATTTAATAGAAGTTCAAGATGCAGATAGAGATAATGTTCAGTTAAGTGGTCGAGTTTCAAGCGGTGCAAGTACAACAGTTATACCTGTAGATAGAAGTGTAGCATTAAGTAATACTGCAAATGCAGACCTTACATTAATCTTTCCAAAATCAGGAGCATATCTTGCACAACCAAACGCAACTATAAATAGTGTTTCTTACTCTCAGGGAGATTTAATTCTTCAAGCAAAAAATGCCAGCGATACTCTTTATAATTTAGACGTTCAAGCAAACACAGCAAATGCGCGTGATGACAGCGGAAATATATTAGATATTGCATGGTCAGAAGATGTAAGAATAGAAACAAAAGCAATAAGCAGCTATAATGCTAGTCATGTAACTGTAAGTTCAGCATTTTCTGATACACCAAATGAAGAAGTTATCTTTGCAATTTCACAAACAACAGCAACAGGCGAAAAATTAGCAGGGTCTCCTCAGGCCTATATGATAACTGAAATTAAAGAAAATATTGAAAGTAAGGCTTACAGCATAACAGCTGTAAAACATACAGTTGGTAAATATGATAAGATAGATAGAGGTTGGTCAATACCTACTATACCTGATGTAATGAGACCACCAAAATCTACTGATGGAGTTCCTAAACCTCGTAATGTAATGATAAAATTACTAAAAGGTCAAGTAGATGAAGGAAGTGACGAAGAAATTTCAAATGCAAATGAAGATAGATTCGTACCACCTAGACTTGATGTCTATTGGGGTGTACCTTTAAGTCAAAGAACAGATGATAATGGAGACCCAGTAAATTCTCCATACGAACATATAAGGTCTTTTGAAATAGAGCATAATGTAAATAGTCAAGGCGGAGGAGCTAGAGATGGATTTGATAGAGTAGTTATTGACCCGAGCCGACAAAGTTTTACTATACCAAATGTACCTAAAAGAGGCGAATTTATTGTTAGAATAAGAACTATAAATACTGCAGGTCAGCCTTCTCCATTTGTACAAAGAAGAATAAAAATTAATCCTGAAAAACCTGCAAAAAATCTAGAACCATTTGTTAGAAAAGGTGGAATACTTACAACAGGATTTAATATTGATTCATCAAATGGATTGGTACAATTTACAGAAAGCACTTATAATTTTACTCCAGCAGAAACAGATTTACAAACAGTAACTGTAACAAGTGGTACAACTGCTCAAACTTCATGTAGCTTTGCTAACTTAGCAAGTGGAAATACAGGATACTTACTATGGGATTATAGTGATACTACTGACCCATTAAAAGCAGTAGAGTATATTACTGATAATACAGGGGCAGATTTATTCAGATATTCAAAAAATCTAGATGCAAGTGCATTTACTCAAAAAACAGGAACAGCTACAGTAGAAGCAGGAAACACAATTATTCAAGGAACAGGAACTGCTTTCCTTACTGAATATGAAGCAGGGGATTTGTTTATTTTTGATGATAGTGGCTCAAATAGATTTATAGCAACTATCAATCACATTCTTAGCAATACCTATATGCAAGTTGCTTATACTCCTACTTCAAATTTATCAAGTAAGAATGTATTTGCACAAAGTATTCAACCTAACTTTATAAAAGATACAATTATTGGAGAAGTAGCAAATACAAGTGGAACATTTTCCATAATAAATTACGCTAGTGGAAACAAGGGAGCGGATGCCTATACAATTAATGGTAGTAATGAAAACCATAATTTTGAAGCCGCAAATAATGGAGCAGTATCAGACTTTTCAACATTTATAAATAATTATACAGTCAAGAAAGGAACTGTAAGTTATACGTTCGCTAACAGTGGAACTGCTTTAAATACTTTTGGATTGTCAAAATCAGATTCAAATTGTACTTCAGCAATAAATAGTTCAAATGGTGCTATTACAGTAAGTGCGCTTACAGCAAATGTAGCTACAATTACTGTAACTATAACAGATTTATATTCAAGCGAAGTTATCGCAACTCGTGTAATTACTTTAGGAAAATCTCAACCAGGAGTAGATGGTCAAGACGGTCAAGATGGTACTCCAGGAGTAAATGGAGCAGATGGGTCAGATGGAGCAGCAGGAGCAGACGCAAGAACAGTAAATTTAACTGTTGGAGACCAAGCATTTTCATACTCAAATACAGGAGCTAATCCTTCTCCATCAAGTACAACAGTTACTGCAACAGCGACAAATACAACAGGCACAGTATATTATGAGTTCTTTTTAAATGATGTAAGTCAACAAAATACAACATCAACTACATACTCATATACTCCACAGTCTTCTTTTGACAATATGCCTGATAAATTAGAAGTACAGATAAGAGACAATAGTGAGACTACTGTTAAAGCAAGAGACCAATTAACAGTTTATGGAGTAAAACCGGGTACAGACGGTACAGACGGATTAACAGGAGCAAGTACAAATATTGTATTTAGAAGAGCTTCATCAGCACCAAGTACTCCTTCTGCTTCTTCTGGTGTTCCCACAGGTTGGAGTGATTCTCCTCCGGCTGGAACAGACTTACTCTTTGCTGTAAAAGGTACAAAAGCAGTAGGGGCTACTAATTTTACATGGGGAACAGTATTTCAAGTAGAAGGAACTGCAGTTGCAGAAATTCCAATTTATAGAAAAAATAGTAATGCTACACCTTCAGGTGGTAGCTATAACTTTACAACAAACACATTAACAGCACCTTCAGGATGGAGTACAAGCGTTCCGTCTTTAACTACTGATGGAGATATAGTATATTTAGCAGTTGGTTTATTTTCAGGTTCTCCAGAAGAAACAGCAGCAACTACGACTTGGTCAACACCTGTAGTATATGCTCAAAAAACAGACGGTACGGATGGAGATGATGGAGCAGATGCAATAACAATAATACTATCTAATGAAGCTCACACTGTTCCTCAAAGTAATACAGGAACAGTAACTTATACTGGGTCTGGTACAGATATAATTGTTTTTGACGGAACAACACAAGTTCCTTATGATGGAAGCTCACCTTATGCTTCTCCTTCATTTAGAGTATCAGCAAGTGGTAGTAGTATCACCCCAGGTTCAGCAAGTACTGTATCTACTTATACTAGAAGATTTGGAAATCACTCATCAATTACAGCTAATACTGCGAGTGTTACTTATACAATTACTGTTAAAAACTCAGCAGGAAATGAGTTAACATTTACAAAGAAACAATCAATATCAAAATCTATTGATGGTGTAGATGGTACTCCAGGAGATGACGGAAATACCGGGCCAAGAACAGCAACTGGTTATATATTCTATCAATCAGCAAGTTCAAGTGCACCAACAAATCCTTCAAATGCAGGTGTATCATATAACTTCAGCACTAGCTTACTAAGTGGCGGAGTCATAGGTACAGGTTCGACAAATTGGAATCAAATACAACCAACATACACAGGTAGCAACTCTAATAAATATTGGTACGCATACTTTAGTGTTGTTGAAGATAGTTTTGGAGATAGTACTCCAACGATTACATTCTCACAAGCATATCAAGGACAAAACTTTACAGGACTTGTAACATTTACAGGAACCAATTCAATATCAGATGGTACTAATACTCACACAGGAATAACCTCCTCAGATTTAGGGTCAAGTGGTACTACAACAATTGATGGCGGAAGAATAACAACAGGAACAATAGATGCCGCAAGAATTAGTATAGCAGGTAAAAATATATCAGACCTTAATAATGATGAAGGGTACACAGATGATACAGCAGCTAATAACGCAGCTAACACTGCTTCAGCAGCTTATGGACAAGCTAATAATGCAGCTAACAGTGCTTCAGATGCAGCTAACAGTGCTGCATCAGCTCAAAGTACCGCAGACTCAAAAGTAACTCATGCTGCAGTAAATGCTTCATCAACTATTGTTGGAGGAGGTGTTGGCGGCTGGGGCATAACTACTTACCATATAGCTGGTGGTGCACAATCAAGTTCAAGTACTAGAAACTTTAATGTAGGAACTTCTATTTCTGGTAATGCTACATTCTTAGCAAATGGAGGAATTTTACTAGGGTCAGATGGGTTTATTTCAGCAAAGCAGTTTTATATAGATACTGATGGTAATGCAAAGTTCAAAGGAGATATTACTGGAGCATCAGGAACATTCTCAGGAAGTATATCCGTAGATGCTTTCAACAGTGGTTACACAGGTTCTGATGCAGAATCAGATGCAAGTGATGCAGCTAATGCAGCTTCAGATGCAGCTAACACTGCTTCATCAGCTTTTGGAGCAGCTAATAACGCAGCTAACACAGCAGGTGATGCTTATGGAGCAGCTAATAACGCAGCTAACACTGCAAGTGGTGCTTTTGGAGCAGCTAATAACGCGGCTAATACAGCAAGTGATGCTTATGGAGCAGCTAATAACGCGGCTAATACAGCAAGTGATGCTTATGGACAAGCTAATAATGCAGCTAACAGTGCTGCAGCAGCCCAAAGTACTGCAGACTCAAAAGTAACACACGCTGCAGTAAATGCTTCATCAACTATAGTTGGTGGCGGTGTCGGTGGTTGGGGAATAACAACCTATCACTTAGCAGGTGGTGCACAAGCAAACTCAACTACTAGAAACTTTTCAACAGGTACATCAACTTCAGGTAATGCCACATTCTTAGCAAATGGTGGTATCATAATGGGGTCAGATGGTTTCCTTTCTTCTAATACTTTCTACATTGATACAGCAGGAAATGCTAAATTTAAAGGTACATTAGAAGGTGATAATGTAACTGTAAACGGAACGCTTGTATTACCTTCAGAAGGTGCAAATGTAAATGGTAGTGTTATTGGTTCTTGGGCTACAAACATTATGTCTAACAACTTTGTTACAGAAGTAGGTAGTGGCCCAGGGTTTTATCAAGGTTTTGTAAGAGTTACAGGGGGAACACACTATGTTAAAACTGTAAGTATTCAAATTAGAACTGGTACTTCTACTGGCAGCCAAGGAACTCTAATATATGAAACACCAAGAATTGACCAATATACTGCAGGTAATATTTCAGAAGCTAGACTTTATGCAAATACATCACCAGTAGCTTCAGGTAATATGCCAATAGCATTTACTTACACAGGCTCAGGTAGTGTATCAGTATTTGTTAGAGCACAAGCAGATACCGGACCTGACACATTAGGTATAGGTGAAGCTAGATTTATTAAGTTCGGTACAACAGACCCAGTATTTAGTTTTGCTAATCAAGCAGGAGCAGCATTAAATACAGCGATATATTCAAATACACAAGTTGTTGGAGGATTTGCAGGAACAAAGACAGTAAATATTTCTAATACTTCATTTACAAGATTTAAAATCGATAATGGAAGTTTTGGAACAGCAAATGCTCAGATTGCAAACGGAAGTTATATTAATGTTGAAATTACTTCAGCCAGTGCTAATTTAACAACCAGGGAGACAACCGTACTAATAGGACGAACTTCAGAAGTTTATTCAGTAACAACTGGAGGCACTGGCGGCGGTACACCACCTGGCGGCGGTGGCGGTTGTTTCGTACAAGGAACTCCTGTCGTTATGGCTGATGGAACTACAAAAGCAATAGAAGATGTAACTACTGGAGAAAGTGTAAAATCATTTAGACATTCAAGTTTATCACTTGATGAAGATGCTTGGGAAACTTGGACAACTTCAGAAATTGCAAACGGAAGTTTTGGAACATCAAATGTTACTTTAGTAACAGACCCACATCAACATACAAATTATTATTGGGTTAACTACAACTTAAAAGTTACAAATGAACATCCTATGTTAGCCTTTAAAGATAATGTATTTAAATTTGTAAGAGTAGAAGATTTAGAAATAGGAGATTATCTAATTAGAGAAAATGGTACAAGAGAAGAAATATTTGCTATACCACGAATATACCAAGATTGTATTACACACAACATGGATGTAGAAGATGATGATACTTATGTTGTAAGAGGTGGAAACGGTATTGGGTATATAGCACATAACGTAGAAAATGAGCAGAAGGCATAATTATGAATCATATAATACAAACAGGAACAGATAGCGAAGGAAACGCAATAACAACAACACTAGATGTACAATTTACTTTTACTTATGAGTTTGCTGGACACGAAACACAAAATTTTGCAAACAATCAAGAGATGCCTAGAATATTTGAGAACGACATGGTAAAAACAGTACTTGTAAAAGTAACAGGAGTTGATAGTACTACGGCAAATGCAGCACATTTAGTAGAAGGACAAGCAGACCAAACATATGAAGAAATAGTAACAGTACCACTACCTTGGAGAGCAAAAGCAGGTGGTCAACTTTCTGGATTTATAACTCCTTATGAAAATGTAACTGAAACTATGATGTTAAATTGGGCAAAAGATAGATTATTAGAACAGGAGGTAGTTGATGCGTTTACAATAAATTTTGCTACTGCTTTGTACGGTCATAGATATCATGTTCCTCAGTAATTTTGGTGTAATAACTACCCCGCAAAAATAGTTCTTGACATCACCTCATATTTTTGATATAATTTAGCATATAGGAGTATAAATATGGCAGCAGGAAATTATGATATAGTTATTGATCAGGGCTCAGACTTTGCGCTCTCAATCACTATTGCCGAAGATGGCGAGCTAGTAAACTTAGGTAGTCATACTGTTTCGGCACAACTTCGTCCTACCCCATCATCTAATACCCTATCAGCAACATTTACTTGTACGGTTACTGACTCAGCAAACGGTGCAATAAAAATGAGCTTACCACACGCTACTACAGCAAATATATCTTCAGGTAAATACTATTATGATTTAGAAGTATATAATTCTAGTGCTAATACTATCACTAGATTACTTCAAGGTGTAGCGAGAGTAACACAAGAGGTAACGCGCTAATGGCAACAACAATAACTATAACTCCTAGTACAACTTCTATAAATGCCACGGCACAAACTACAACTCTTACTATATCATCAACAGTTGGAGGAGATGTATCAGATGCCTCTGCTATAACATTCTCAAGTCCTGTAGGGACTCTTGAAGGGCAGAACACTGTACAAGGCGCGCTCAATTTTTTAGCAAATCAATTTTATGTTGCAACAACAGCACCAACTGCAAATACAACTAATTTAGCAGAAGGTGATTTATTTTACGATACTGACGACAATCAGTTAAAGATTTACCGTGAAACATCAAGTGGAACATTTGGATTTGTTCCTATAATGATAGGCAACGATTCAGCGGACTCAGACACGGTAGACGCAGGGAGCTTTTAAGCTCGATAGGAAATAATCATGGCACAAACCATTAAAATTAAAAGAAGTAGCAGTACCGCCGCTCCTACCTCACTTAGTGCTGGTGAATTAGCTTATTCGTCTAATTCTAAGAAGCTCTTTGTAGGTCATCCGAGCAGTGCAGCTGTAACAACAATTGGTGGAGATTTATATGTAGAAATGCTCGACCATACAGCTGGTACACTTACAGCAAGTTCAGCAATAGTAGTAGATTCTTCTAGTAAAGTAGACAGATTACTAACTGGTGCTACAGCTATAACAGGTGCTAATAATACGTTAGCAACTACTGCTTCTGCTTTAACAATCAAAACCGTAACAAGCGGAAACTTAACAGTTTCATCTGCAGGAGATTTAATACTTGCTCATGGTGGAACTTTAAATCTAGCAAGTCAATCAAATTCCTTAACTATTATAGATGATAATGCTGCAGCTTTAGATATTAATGAAGGCGGAACCTCATATATTAAATTAATAACTACTAATGGCGCAGAAGAAATAGAATTAGGAAAAAATGTAGACTTGAATGGTACATTAGATGTATCAAGTTCAGCAACTGTAAATTCTCTAAGTTCAAACGGAGCAATATCAGCAGCTGGCAATTTAACAATTAATACAAATAAATTTACAGTAACAAGCGGAGAAGGTAATACTTCTATAGCAGGTACACTTGGTGTAACTAATGCTGCTACTTTCTCTGATAGTTTAACTGTTACAGGAGCATTGACAGGTAATGGAAATGTTACTTTAGGTAATGCTTCAGGCGATACAATAACAGTAACAGGTACAGCAACATTTGCTGAATCAGCTGACTTTGACGGTGGCTTAACAGTTGCAGGCTCACAAACAGTTGATATGGGTGGTAACAGAGTAACCAATATTGGTACTCCATCACAAGCAACTGATGCTACAACTAAAGCATATGTTGATAGTGTAAAACAAGCACTAGATATTAAAGATTCAGTAAGAGTCGCAACAACAGCCGCACTAACAGCTACTTATAACAATGGAACAGGTGGTGTAGGTGCAACACTTACAGCAGATGCTAATGGTGCAGTATCAATTGACAGTGTTTCTTTATCTTCAGGAGATAGAGTACTTGTTAAAAATCAATCAGATGCTAGTGAAAATGGTATCTACTCTGTAACAACAGTTGGTGATGTATCAAATCCATTTGTATTAACAAGAACAATAGACGCAGATAGTTCATCAGAAGTTACTGGTGGTATGTTTACTTTCGTAGAGGAAGGAACCAATGCAGACGCAGGTTTTGTACTTTCAAACATAACTGGCTCCGCAACAATCGGTACTGACAACCTAACAATGACTCAGTTCTCAGGAGCTGGTAGTGTTACTGCTGGAGATGGTTTAGCAAAATCAGGAAACACACTTTCAGTCAATGTTGATGATACTACAATTGAAATCAATTCTGATAGTTTAAGATTAAAAGGACTTTCAAATTTATCAGAAGGTGATATAATTTACGGAGCAAATGGAGGTAGTTCATTTACTCAACTTTCAATAGGAACATATGACAGCACTAACTCAGTAGGACAAGTCTTACAAGTAGGTGCTAATGGAACAATAACATGGTCAAACACATTAGACGGAGGAACATTCTAATATGGCACATGTCTTTAAAATAAAAAGGTCTGAAACAGCAAGTAGTACGCCAGGAACAGATGATTTGCAAACACACGAAATTGCAATGAATGTTACTGACCAAAAGATTTATACAAAAGCAGCAAATGGGAGTATTGTGACTATTGCAAGTCACAATCCCGATGCTTTAACAACACAAGACTTACTTGCTTTCTCAATCGCATTAGGATAGAATTATGGCATCAGCATTTAAAACCGCAACAGCAACAAGCGTTGGTACAAGTTTAACTTCAGTTTATACTTGTCCTTCAGCAACAACTGTAACAATAATCGGACTTTATCTATGTAATCAAAGCGGTGGCGCAGTAGAAGCGAATGTTGAATTTTACGATGCAAGTTCAGCTACTCATGTTGGACTCATTTCGCAAACAGAAATACCAGGTGCATCAACACTAGCTCCAATCGGGGGCGATGCCAAAGTAGTACTAGAAGCAGGGGATATAATAAAAGTACAATCCAATATTGCTTCATCAATAGATGTAGTACTAAGTTATTTGGAGCAAACATAATATGCCACTTATAGGTAAAGTTTTAGTTCAAGAACAAGCACTTGAAGCAAATGCCGTTACAGCTGCTAAGATAGCAGCTAACGGTGTTAATGCGTCAGAAATAGCTGCCAATGCAGTAGGAGTATCTGAGCTAGCTACTAATTCAGTAGGGTCTGCTCAATTACAAGCATCAGCTGTAACCTCAGTAGGGGATAACGCAGTCACATCAGCCTCAATAGCCGCCAATGCAGTAGGAGCAAGTGAGATAGCAACTGGGGCGGTCGGCACATCAGAATTAGCTACAGGAGCAGTTACAACAGCGAAGATTGGAGCAAACGCAATAACTTCAGCAGAAATAGCTGCAAACCAAATAGGAGCAAGTGAAATTGCTGCAAACTCAATAACATCAAGTGAACTCGCAGCTAACTCAGTAGATTCAGCAGAATTAGTAACAGGTAGCATAGATACTATACACATAGGGTCTCAACAAGTTACTACAGCAAAAATTGCTAATGGAGCAATTACAAATGCAAAAGTAGGAGCTGATGCAGTAGATGGTACAAAGATTGCAGATGACTCTATTGATTCAGAGCATTATGTAGATGGTAGTATAGATACTGCCCATATTGCAGACCTTGCTGTAACAAGTGGCAAGATAGCTGCAAATACTATCGCAACAGGAAATGTAGCAGATAATGCAATAGACGGAACAAAAATAGCTACAGACAGTATAGTTGCAAGACACATAGCAGCAAACTCAGTAGATTCAGCAGAGTTAGTGACAGGTAGTATAGATACTATCCATATAGCAGATGACGCAGTTACTGGTGCAAAAATAGCTTCAGAAACTATTACAGGACCAAACATTGCAAATAACGCAATAAATGCTAATAAGATTGGTACAGATGTTATCGATGCATCACACATAGCAGCTGGAGCAGTAGGTGCTTCAGAACTTGCCGCAAACTCAGTAGATTCAAGCGAATTAGTAACTGGCTCTATTGATGCAATACACCTTGCTGCAGATTCAGTTATTACAGCAAAAATATTAGATGCAAATGTAACAACTGCAAAAATAGCAGCAAATGCTGTTACAGCAGCTAAGATAGCTGGTAATGCAGTTGGAAGTTCAGAAATATCTGCAAATGCTATAGGTGTTAGCGAACTTTCAAGCGGTGCATTGAGTGGACAAACATTTTCTGGAAATGTCACAATCGGTGGTAACTTAACGGTATCAGGTTCAACTTTTACAGCATCTGCTTCAACTATAGTTGCCGAAGATTCTCTCATCAAATTAGCTTCCGAAAATGCATCAGCAGATGCTATTGACATAGGAATATATGGTTTATATGACACTAGTGGTTCTCAGGATTTATTTAGTGGATTTTTTAGAGATGCAGACGATTCAGGAAAATGGAAGTTATTTAAAGATTTACAAACAGAGCCAACTACTACAGTAAACACATCAGGAACAGGATATGCTGTAGGAACTATAGTGGCAAACATTGAAGGAGATGTAACAGGTAATCTAACAGGTACTGCAAGTGCAATAGCAAATAATACTGTAAACGCAACTAAGATTATTGCAGGTAGTATAACAGCAGCTGAGATAGCAACAGATGCTATTACATCAGCAAAAATAGCTGGTAATGCAGTAAATAGTGCAGAAATATCAGCAAATGCAGTTGGTTCAAGTGAAATAGCAACTGATGCTGTTACATCATTACAACTTGCAGCAAACTCAGTAGATAGTGCAGAATTAGTAACAGGTTCTATAGATGCAATTCATCTAGCAACAGATTCAGTTATAGAAGCAAAAATACAAGCAAATGCTGTTACAGCAGCTAAGATAGCAGGTAACGCTGTTGGGTCAAGTGAAATAGCAGCAAACGCTGTTGGGTCAAGTGAAATAGCAGCAAACTCAATAGATAGTGCAGAACTAATATCTGGCTCTGTTGATGCAATACATTTAGCAGCTTCTTCAGTAACCTCAGCTAAGATAGGAGCAAATGCTATTAATAGCGTAAACTTTATATCTAGCGGATTGATTACAGCTGACTTATTGGCTTCAAATTCAGTAGATTCAGCAGAATTAGTAACAGGCTCTATTGATGCAATTCATATTGCAGCTGATGCTGTAACAAGTGCTAAAATAGCTGATAACGCTATTAATAGTGTAAACTTTATATCTAGTGGGTTGATTACAACCGACTTATTAGCAGGTAACTCTGTAACAGCAGCAAAAATAGCCGCTAACGCCGTAGGGTCAAGTGAGATTGCAAATAACTCTGTAAGTGTTACTCAACTGAATAGTGGTGCCCTAAGCGGCAAAACAATGACAGGAAATATTACATTTGGAGGAGATTTAGGGTTTGGTGGAAGCACAGCTAATAAAATAAATGTAGCAGGTAGCATAGGTATTCAAGACATTAGTCCCCCACAAAAACTTCACATAGATGAAGTAGCTGGTATGGATGTTGGTACAGGAAGTTCAACAGCAACTACACAATTTACATTAGATAGTTTTGCAGCAGCTACATTTAGAACTGCTAAATACCAAGTACAGGTTACAAATTCAACAGACGGAGACTATCATGCAATAGAAATTTTCTTATTCCATGATGGAACAACCGCATATTTAACACAGTACGCTTCTATATATGACAACGGTGTTCAAGCAACATTTGATGCCGATGTAAGCGGAGGGAACGTAAGATTATTAGCAACGCCTGCAAGTACAGATAGTATGGCGTTCAAGTTCATAAGAACAACAATAGAGGTATAAAATGGGACAAAAATTAGATTTTAACATCGAGGACACAGGACTTAAGATTGATGGCTCAGACGCAATTGATGCAAGTAGAAATTTTGAGGGAGCAGTAGCTTCAGACCGTTTAGGCTCGGGTACTATTGCGAGTAGCAGACTTCCTTTTACTATTACACAATCAGCCCCAAGCAACACCACAGGTACTGAAGACGGACACATATGGTTTGTATATTCGAGTTAGTAGATGGCAATTTATGTTAATGACAACGGCACACTTCGACAAATCTCTTTTCTTGCAGTTAACGACAACGGCACAATTAGAAGAGTTAATGAAGTTTATGTAAACGATGGGGGTTCTCTAGCAGGGCCATTTAGTACTATACATCAAACTTCTAGAAATACTGAAACAAGTAGAACTACTATTTCAGGTGTGCAAATAACTGCCTTTAACACAACTACAACATTCGATACTGATTACTCTACTCTAACAACTTTTGATACAAGTAGAACTACAACATTTGACACTACTAGAACTACTGATACAAGTAGAACTACAACATTTGCAACAACTACTACATATAATACTAATGTAAGTACAACAACTGCATACAATACAACAACAGCATTTACAACTACAACTACTTTTAATACAACACAGTCTACAACTACCGCATATAATACAACAACAGCGTTTACAACTACAACTACTTTTAATACAACACAGTCTACAACTACTGCATACAATACAACTACTGCGTACACAACAACAACTACTTATAATACTACGCAGTCTACAACTACTGCATACAATACAACAACAGCATTTGCAACAACTACTACTTTTAATACTACTCAAGGTACGACTACTGCGTTTACAACTACAACGGCATTTAATACTACAACTACATTTAATACTACGCAGTCTACAACAACAGCTTATACAACTACAACAGCATTTAATACTACAACTACCTTTAACACAACACAGTCTACAACAACAGCTTATACAACTACTACGGCATTTAATACTACAACTACCTTTAACACAACGCAGTCTACAACAACAGCTTATACAACTACAACAGCATTTAATACTACAACTACTTTCTTAACAACTAGAGCAACAACAACTGCATATAATACTACAACAACTTACTTAACAAGTAGAGCAACAACAACTGCATATAATACTACAACAACCTATACAACTTCATTTGACACAGTTATTGAGACAAGTAGAGTAACTTCATTTACAAACAATACTACATTTGCAACAACAACAACATTTGCTACTACTACGGCTTATGTAGATAATACTGCTGTTGCAACTAACACATCTAGAAGTACCAATACAGCTCAGTCAACAGCATATAATACAAGCACAACAACTGCCTATGTAGACAATACAACAGTATCGACTAATACAGCTAGAAATACTAATACAGCTCAGTCAACAGCTTATAATACAAGTACTACAACAGCGTATGTAGACAATACAACAGTATCGACTAATACAGCTAGAAATACTAATACTGCTCAGTCAACAGCTTATAATACAAGTACCACAACTGCATATGTAGATAATACTTCATTTGGTACTACAAGAAATACAAATACAAGTAGAACAACAGCATATGTAGATAACACAAGTTTTGGAACAACTAGAAATACAAACACAAGTAGAACAACTGCTTATGTAGATAATACTTCATTTGGTACTACAAGAAATACAAATACAAGTAGAACAACAGCATATGTGGATAATACCTCATTTGGTACTACAAGAAATACAAATACAAGTAGAACAACTGCATTTACAAATAATACAAGTAGAAGTACTGGATTTACAAACTCTACTGGATTTACTAATAACACAACTAGAAGTACTAATACAAGTGCCTCTACTTCATATGACACTTTTAGAGATACAATCTATAGTACACTAGCACAGGTGCCTGGGTATAACTATTTCTTTGTTAGAGAGACAACAGTAAGTACTTCATTTGCTACAACTAGAACAACAGCATTTACAAATAATACTTCGTTTGCGACAAATACAGCTAGAAATACTAATACTTCTAGAAATACATCGTTTGCGACAAATACTTCTGCTTCTACTTCATTTACAAACTCTACTTCATATACAACTACACAAGCAACAAATACAAGTAGAAATACTGGGTTTACAAACTCTACTTCATATACAACTACACAAGCAACAAATACAAGTAGAAATACTGGGTTTACAAACTCTACTTCGTATAATACTACACAAGCAACAAATACAAGTAGAAATACTGGGTTTACAAACTCTACTTCATATACAACTACACAAGCAACAAATACAGCTAGAAGCACTAACACAGGCACAAGCAGAACTACAACATTTACTACATCAACAGCTTATGTAGATAATACTGCTAGAAGTACTAATACATCTAGAAGCACTAACACAGGTACAAGTAGAACTACAACATTTACTACATCAACAGCTTACGTAGATAATACAGCTAGAAGTACTAATACATCTAGAAGTACAAATACAGGTACAAGTAGAACTACCACATTTGCTACATCAACAGCTTATGTAGATAATACAGCTAGAAGCACTAATACTGCTCAATCTACAAATACAGGAACAAGTAGAACAACAACATTTGCTACTACTACGGCTTATGTAGATAATACTGCTGTTGCAACTAATACAGCTAGAAGTACGAATACAGCTCAATCTACAAATACAACACAATCTACAAATACAAGTAGAACAACTACATATGAAACAGCATATTTAACTTCTAGAACTTCAAGTAGAGCAACAGGAACAAGTAGAGATACAACTACAACCTTTAACACTGCAATATTAACAGGAACAAGTAGAGATACAACTACAACATTCAATACTTCTAGAGCTTCTTTAACATCTAGGGCAACAGGAACAAGTAGGGATACAACTACCACATTCAATACTTCTAGAGCTTCTTTAACATCTAGAGCAACAGGTACAAGCAGAGATACAACTACAACATTCAATACTTCTAGAGCTTCTTTAACATCTAGAGCGACAGGAACAAGTAGAGATACGACTACAACATTTGCAACTACACAAGGAACAATTACAAGTAGAACAACTGGTTCTAGCAGAAATACAACTACAACCTTTAATACTACACAATCAACAATTACAAGTAGAACAACTGGTTCTAGCAGAAGTACAACTACAACCTTTAACACTGCAATATTAACAGGAACAGATAGAACAACAGGTACAAGTAGAACTACAATTTCAACATTCAATACAAATAGAGCAACAGGAACAGATAGAGTAACAGGAACAAGTAGAGATACAACTTCGACATTTAATACAACTAGAGCAACAGCGTCAAGTAGAGCAACAGGTACGAGTAGAGCAACAACAAGTGTATTTTTAACTTCGAGGTCAACAGATACTTCAAGAACAACAACTTTTGCTACTACAACAACATTTGATACAAGTAGAACTACAACATTTGCAACAGACAGAACTACTACTACCACAATTGCAACTACACGAACAACCGAAACAACGAGAACAACTGACCACTTAACAACAACAACGTTTGATACAAGTACAGTTGTATTTGAAAGAATAACCGCCACTCAGCTTGGTACAATATTTGATACCGAAGTAGCTAGTGCAAGTGACTTTGGATTATCATTCTGGGATGGCTCATCATGGAGTGAAACATAATGAAACTACAAGAAAAAGACATTACACCAAAGTATGTAAATGATAAATTAGAAAGTATGATGCATGCAGTATTCGACAGTTTAATGCAGGCAGAAGAAAGACTAAAAAGTATGGAACAACAACTATTTGAGTTAAAGCAAAATGGCAGCACCAAAACCAAGTAAGTTAGTTCCTTTATCAAAAGATGAAGAGCTAGGAAATATTCCTACTCATTTTATGAAATCTGGCTCGTCTTTAAGACCAAAAAAAGACTTGACTGATTTACAGAAATTTAAACGCAGATTACTTCCTTCTCAAATAGAAGGTTTAGATGTAGAGTATGATGTTTGGTTTAATACCAATGAATTACATACTGTACGAAAATGGTTATATACAGATTTTTTAGGCAAAGGTATATACATGCGGGTAAATTCTATAAAAATAAATAATAAGTTATTTAGAAGTATTGCGTCCTCGGACATAAAAATAGATGAAGAACGCATAGAAAACATAAAAAATAATTTACAAAATAAATATGCGTTAGGCATAAATCAAGAGTATTATGACAATGTAATTTTTACTCCAGGAAGTAACCTGTTATGTAAAGACAAAGTTGTTCATTTTGGAAGAATGAAAGCTCTTGTGAATAAAGGTTATATAATAAAACCACATCCTATAACTGCACCAATATATATGGCAATTCTTAGAAAGCATTTTGGAAAAGAAAATGTTTTACATAAGAAAGCAGGAGGACTAGAATTATTACTTAACTGTAAAAATGTAGGCACAATGCAAAATAGTGAAATGGGACTAATTGCTTTACTACTAGGTAAAGGTTTAAGTTTAATTTCATATACTATGGAAGAAAGAGAAAAGAATTTATTAACTTACGAATCTTTTTACTATGCTTGTGCTGGTATTGGACAAAAGGCAATGTATAAATTACTGTCTGCTAAGAACTCAGGTATAATATTTGATTTTGATAAAGACGCAGACGAAAGATTAGAAAATTATGTAAATAATTTTTGGGAGTATAAAAAAGCAGATGATTGAATTAGTAATAGAATATAAAAAGACATGGAGTATGTTTACTCTTGCGTCTTTATTAGATAAAAACGAAGAATTTCGTTTGCATCTTTATGTTCGCGAAGCAGATTGGAAAGACGCTCCTATTGACTGGATTATTGATAACTTCCCAAATGTAAAAATTTATCAAGCATTTTGGACTACCAACTTTATTCCACGAGCTATATGCCATCTTCGTGAATTTTGGAAAAACAAAGGATTAAATAAAAGAATAGTAGTAGCTTCAGGAAACAGAGTATTTACTAGAAATAATTGGAAGAATGAAATACCAAATCCTGACTTCTTTCAAAATAAACTTTCTCATCTAAGTCATAAAAGAGTGTTTAGGAATCATCCTAAATTTGCTAGATTTTACAGATTACTTAATATACCTTATGATGCAGAAAACTGGAAACATGTAGACCCAGAGTTTTTTATTTTAAATTATGACCAATTAAAAAATGTAACATACAGAGATTTATTTTTTGGAGATAACAGATTTCCAAATGATATTGACCAACGAGTTTTACGAACAGGTGAAACATATTTCTTCCACCAACTTCTACAAAAAGAACACGCTTGGGTACCTCTTTATATGAATGGTAAAAATGATGTACTTATACAGGAAGACGCGATAGAAGCTAAAGACTTAATGGATTATAATGTAATGTTAAGAAAGTCTTGGAGTATAAATGTACAACATAAATGGTTGCACTTAGAATATTGGAAAACTCCTGTAGGTATTCAATTAGCAATACCTTGGGATTTATATACAAGACAAATTGAAAATATTCCTTTAGAGTATAGAAATGCAAGAGCAAACGAAATACTATTAACGAAAGCAGAAAAGCAAAAACAACAATTTGGTAAACTATTAGAAACTGGATTTATATTAGGAAAGATCTAGTAAGCCTTCATCAAGGTCAGATAAAATTTTCCAATTTAATCTACCTTCTTCAAACCACCGCATAACAGTTTCTTTTTCCTTGCTGTTATGCGGATTTTTATATACGCTGTTTATAGGCATATGCCAACTTGCAGGATAATCTGTTCCTGTCATTACAGGTATTCTTTTAGAGAAAAAGTCAAAACCAATCAAAGTAATACTTTTACATTTGCATTTATTCAAGAAAAATAATATACCAAGAAATCCTGCACTTGGTCTATCTCCTTCAGGAACTCCATTCTTTGCCCCAACTTGTTCAAAAACTTTATATAGTTCTTCGTCTGTAAATAAATTCGTATACTCAAATGGTATTTTCTTTTTTACTTCTTTATTTAAGTGAATACGACAACGATTAAATAATTTATATGCTTTCGGAAAGAATGTATGATTTTCCATGCGAAGCCATCCAGTTATCCAAATATCTGTTCTTTTACCAATTGCATCAAAGTTCCCCCAATCTGGTATACCTCTTCCAAATCGTACAACTGTATCAAAACTATCTATGTATTTTCCATACTCATGTCGTAGAATCTCAACTGAGTTTCCCACAAGTACAATATTTTTATTTTCTGTTAGCGTCTGTAAAGTTGCATCCATATTGCTGTAAGCTCCGAGTCATCGTTTATATTTAGCCACGGTCCACCGTCTGTGTAGTGGAGGGCTTTTGGGTTTTTAAATTTGTAGTAATTTACCATGGCGTTATATTGTGCAGGAAGTTCCCCTATGCTTTCTGCCCATCTCAACTCATGCAATGCACCCGCTGGGGCTTGGTTTACATAATCAACTGTAAGTTTTTTACATTTAGAATTATTAAAAAGCATAAGACTTGACCAGTATTTTCTAGGATAACCATGGTTTTTCTTGTTTTTCATTTTCTTAGGTTTGACGAGAAAACTAGGATGTTTTACCACATGAACTGTATGTTCATCGGAAAAATAATCCATAACTTCTTCAGGGTCACAAAGCCATAAGAAATCTCCATCACAAAAGAGAGCAGTCCCTTCGAAGTCACAGAGATGTGGTATTAAAAAACGAGTAAAGGCAAATTCCGTACTCTCCCCCTGATATGGCCGAGTGTAATCGGATATTTCCGATTTTTTGAGTGGTATGATTTCATGATTGGAATTGTAACGGACTATGCTTTTTCTACATACCTCAAACATTTCAGGATAGTCAGTTTCATAACCTATAAATATTTTCATCGAATTTTATTATTGTATTCAGTAATATGATTTAAAATTGACATTCCTCCAGTCATTTTTATAAATGCTTTTACATCTTTTGGAAAACAATGTCCGCCCCATCCTCTTTCTTCTGTAACTTCTGTATGACTCTCACCTATGCGAGAATCTAATCCAGTTAGTTCTGCTACTTTTTCGTAATCTATATTAGACTTCTTACAGTAATCGTATATCTGATTAAAGAAAGAAACTTTGGTAGCAAGAAAACTATTCCTAGCGTATTTAGCAACTATTAATTCTTCTACTGTTGCTTCAACTACTTTTTTATTAAACATACTACCCCAGAATTTTACAAGACCTCCACCTATAAGTAACTCTTTTGCAACAAGTAAGTCTTGACTTGCTGTTTCTGCTCTAAGAAATTCAGGGCTATAACTTATAATTAAATCAGGAAAGTTAGCTTGTATAACTTCCCATGTACGCATATCTATTGTGCTTTTTATAAGAATAGGAACTTTAGGAGCTTCTTTTAGTACATTATAGATATTACTATAATCGCAGCTACCATCAGGCATTGATGGAGTATCAACACATATTATCAAACCATCTGTTTTAGCATCTACTTTTAAATCATTTATCTTTGGGTCTACTATTCGTAATGCACATTTCTTTGTAAAGAAATCTTTATGTGCATTACCTACTACACCCGCCCCAGCTATTGTTAATTTCATTCTATAATCCTAGGTGACGCTTCCATACCAGAAGCATTAAAATAAGGAAGATTTTTTAATGGTGGGTTTAACACTATGCTATGATTTTCTAGTGTTTGTCCAAATGCTTTGCATAAATCTTCCGCAAGTATTTCAAAATTTTTATTTCGTAACATTTGATAGTGGTCTATTTCCCAGGTGTATTCCCCTTGAATAAACTCTAACATTTTTAATATATTATTTATTTCGTCAGTTCTTTTACCAGTATAGTTTGTAATTTTCCAACTATTATTTTCTAACTCAAACTCTGGTTCATCTTGGCCTGTTCTACTAACTCCATAATCATGAGGTGCTCCTTCTTCATACAAATCAATATCAGGTAAGTTTACTCTATGTAGTCTGCCTTGTTTTTGTAAATCAAGAGCAACTGAATTAAATGCACCCATCCATAAATAACTTCCATAAGTCTGGCTTATAGAAGCAGTATGTCCTACAGATGCTTGATTGTATACATAAGTAGCAGGCATTTCTCTATGCCTTGCCATATTTATATTACCTCTTACATGGGCATCTTTTAGGAGTAAGTACATATATAAATCTTCTCCCAATCCCATATGTTCAAAAGTTCTAAATCTACAAATCTTTTTAGAATACCAAGTTACTCTTGCAAAAGATTCAAAATGAATATCATCATAGAACTCATTCGCCGCTAGACAAATATTGTGGTGTTCTAAATCCCACTTTATATATTGCTCTAACATTTTTTCTTCACTACCATATTTGGCAATTTCTTTGTTTAGACCTTTTAATGTTTCTCCACCTTTGCGTTTGCTTAAGTAGATTCTTTCTTTCATAAGACGCATTAAGCTAGGTCTATATACTTCATAATTACGATATGCTTTGAAAAAATTATAATGGTATCTTTGACCCCATATATAATTAGAACACATCCAAGAATTATAAATACATAATGCGTCTGGCGGATTGTCTTGTTCTGCTAGTTTTTTATAAAACCAAACTCCATAAGGAGTCAAGTAATCATCACCGTCTATAGGAACACAGTAATCATCATTTGATGCTTCAAAAACATCTACTACTGCATTTTTACCTCGACCTGGTTTTCCATTTGATTTAGTAATATGGTATTCTAAACCTCTTTCTTCACACCACTTAGAACAATCAATTTCATACTGTCTACTTAATGTGTTTATTACTATGACTGCGTCTTTGTAATCTAAGTTACTCCAACGGGGTGAAAAATGTCTGCCAAGGTCTTCAAGAGAATTTTCCTCAAAAGTCTCAAAATCAGTCTTTTGGTAAATTCCCTTGTAGTCCTCTTTAGCGGTAGTTAATATATAGAATCTAAGTTTCTTGTTCGCCATTTAACTGAGCACCTAAATCATTTACATATGCTTGTTTAGCAGTGTGGCATATAGCAATAATATGCTTACATCTGTCTGCTTCTTCATCACACTTGTAAATAGCTTGAACTATTTGTTTTTGCTCTTGTGTTAAATCGTCCAAATGATATTCTTTGCCATCTATAGTTATGCTTTTGTTTTCCATTACTTAAATATATCCTGCCAGTTTCCTTGTGTACTACTTTTAGCATACTCTGTAGCACGGTTTTCAAAAAAGTTGGTATGCTCAACTGCGTTTACCTGCATATCAATCCATGGAAGTGGATTAACTGTACTATGAAATATCGCTTTCATACCAAGACCAAGTAATCGTCTATCGGCGATGTATCTTATGTATTCTTTCACTTCCTTCGCTGTTAAATCTTGAATATTTGCTTTATCAAAACAAACATCAATAAATTTATCTTCTAATTCAACAACGCGTTCTGCTGCACAGTATATTTCATATTTTAATTTATCTGTCCATATATCAGGATTTTCTGCGATAAAAGTTCTAAAGAGTTTTGAAAGTCCTTCAACATGAAGTGACTCATCTCTTATAGACCATGTTACTATCTGACCCATACCTTTCATAAGATTGTGTCTTGGATAGTTTAGAAGTATAGCAAAACTACTAAATAATTGTACTCCTTCTGTAAACCCACTATAAACTGCCATGGTCTTTGCAATTTCATGTGGATTGCTCATATTAAAGTCAGTTAAGTACTCATGCTTTTCTGTCATAGCTTGTATTTCAAAAAACTCTGTATACTGGTCGTCTGACTTTCCTAATGTTTCCAACAATAAAGAATATGCTTCTTGGTGTACTGCTTCCATAGCAGCATAACTTACTAGCATCATTCTTATTTCTGGTTGTTTAAATGTTGGTAGATAATGCTTTGCATATCCACAACACACATCAACATCTGCTTGTGTAAAGAACTTAAATATATTATCTATAAGTGTTCTTTCGTCATCTGTTAATTTTTGATTATAGTCTTTGATATCATCTTGGAGTGGCACTTCATCAGGTAACCAATGCATTTGTTGTTGTTTTTTGTAAAACTCAAATGCCCAAGGATAATCAAAAGGTTTATAATAATCCCTTTCTGTTAATAATTTACTCATTTATCCCTCGCAACTTAGACAATCTGATTGCTCAAAAATTATCTCTCTTTTAGCCTGAGAAGTAATATTATCAGCTCTACTGATAGCTTCACTTCTTAAATAATATAATGTTTTTAAATTCTTTGCCCACGCTAACATATGGACATTATGCAAGTCGGCTTTGTTCACATCAGGTGGAAAGAATAAGTTTACACTTTGTGCCTGACAAATATATTCTTGTCTTACAGAGGCATGCTCAACAACCCATGACTGATTGATTTCAACTGCTGTTTTAAAAACATCTTTCTCCCAATCATCAAGTATATCTAAATGTTGAACACTTCCTTTATTTGCAACTATACTTCTCCATGTTTCTGTATACCCTTCATAATCTGTTCTATCTTTGATAATTTTATCCAAGAATTTATTTTTAACTAGATTACTTCCTGTTTTTGTTTTTTGAGTATAAGCATTTGCTCTAAATGGCTCTATGCTTGGTGAAGTATTACCACAAATAATACTTGAACTAGCGTTAGGAGCAACAGCAAGTAAATGTGCATTTCTTACTGATGCGGTATCATCGTCAGGGCACGCGCCTCTTTCGATAGCTAGTTGTCTAGTTTCTTTGTCTGCTTCTCTCTTTATTTTCTCAAACATTTCTAGATTAACACTACCTGCCATAGCACTTTCAAACGGTATACCATTCTTCTGTAAATACGCATGAAAGCCCATGGCGCCAAGTCCAATGCTTCTCTCCCTCATAGCACTAAACTTAGCTTTTTCTAATTGTTCTGGAGCGTTATCAATAAAGTACTGAAGTACATTGTCTAACATACGAATTAAATCTGGAATAAACGCTCCGTGGTTTTTCCACTCGTCAAAATATTCTAAATTAACTGAAGATAAACAACATACTGCAGTTCTTTCTTCATTCGTTGCAAGAGTTATTTCACTGCAAAGATTACTATGATGAACTCTTAAACCTTTTCTTTGTTGAAAGTCAGGCAACTCATTATTTACCGCGTCTTCAAACATAATATAAGGCTCTCCAGTTTCCATTCTATTCTGTAACAGTTTTACCCATAAAGCTCTTGCACTTACTGTTTTAACCACTCTTTTAGTGTGGGGATCGATAAGATCCCAGCTATCATCGAAATTATCAATTTTTCCAGCGTTGTGTATTCGTTCCATAAAGGCATCAGAGACAACAACACCATGGTGCAAATTAAGACACTTGCGATTACTATCACCACCTGTAGGCTTCCGTACATCTAAGAACTCCTCTATCTCGGGGTGGTTTATGTGTAGGTAACCAGCGTATGAACCCCGTCTTGTCACACCCTGACTAAATGCTAACATTTCAGCATCTACTACTTTAATAAAAGGTATTACTCCAGTAGATTCAGACCCTTTGGATGTTCTAGTTCCAATAGAACGAACATCAGACCAGTGTCCACCAATACCACCACCAAAACTACTTAAAAAAGCATTTTCAGTAAAGTGGTCTGTAATACCTTCTCTACTATCATCTACATAGTTTAGAAAACAACTAATTGGTAAGCCTCTTCTTGTACCACCATTAGATAGTACAGGAGTCGCAAACATAAACCATAAGTTACTGACATAGTCATATAAACGCTGTGCGTGGTCTTCGTCATCTGCAAATGTTTCTGCAGCACGAGCAAACGCTTCCTGAGGAGATGTTTCTCCAGGAATCATATATCTATCTTTGAGAGTTGCTATTGCAAATTCATCAAGCAACTCATCTCTACTATAATCTATCTTTACTGACATAATTATCTACCAATCCTATTATTTCTTCTGCATGACCGAGAACTGCTCCGTCAACATCATATGTTAAATCCATAAGTTTTACACCTGTTTCTAGTCCTTCTACACCGAACTCATTTAAGTTCTGAATGAATTTATACTTTCCATCAAGTGGCAAACTTGCCATAATATCAAATACATCACCGTATTGTTCAATTAACTGAGTAGCACGCTTTGGTCCAACTCCGTCAACTCCTGGAACATTATCTCCTTTATCCCCTGTTAAGCACTTGTACGTTAGAAAGTACTCAGGCTCAAAGTCATAATGCTCATCCCAGTTATGCACTGTTGTTTCTTTTCTTGTAACAGTCGAAAAACGACTGATTTTATCATCGACTAGTAAATCCCAGTCTTTATCTGATGATATCAACCAAATTTCATCAACTCCTAATTCTTCTCGTTGTTGTGTAATTAGTGCTGCTATATCATCAGCTTCTGTTCCAGCATATTTTAAAGTCAAATATCCTTTCTTATTTAGAGTATTCATAGTTGTTTGAAACTCTGCAAGAAATTCTAAAAATTCTGCTTCTTCTTCTGCTGTTTGTTCTGCATATCGTTCTTTACGATTTGCTTTATACTCTGGATATATTTCTTTTCGATAGTTACTACCACCATCTCCAAGTACAATAATATGTCCACAGTTATAGGACTTTGCAAGACTTTCTACTGTCCGAACATAATCATGTTCAAAGTCGTTGTTGCCTTGATGTTTCCATCGGAAAGCTAGATTGAGTCCATCAACAATCAATAAGTTCCCATTCGGGATTGGCTTTCCATGGCTCGTAAACTGTATCGCCATTTGTAAATTTTACCTCTTGTGTTTCTAAAAATTGTTCAGCTAAGGTAACATAACACCCTAACCAGTTTATATACATATGTTTTTTGTAAAGTGGCTTTCTTGTCGTTGCCACATACCATTGAGAGTGGTTTTCTTTAAAGAATAGTATGGGCTCTTGTTGCATTTCTTGAGCCTGTTTTACTAGCTTTGACCACCAACCTACAAATTTATTACTCTTTTGAGTAAATATTTTGTGATTGAAGGACATATCTCTATAGAATTTTACTTCAATAGTAAATAAATTATGTTTGTGGGCTACCATCAAATCGCCTTTGATTTTACCACTACCAGAACCAGGCGTCTGTACGAACGCCTCGCCTGTATGTCTATGTAACATTCCTGCTACTTTGATTTCTGCGTCGTTTCCTTTTCGTCTACCATTAACCATTTAGCACCTTCTCGAGTTCTAAGTAACCACCTATAAGCTCGCCATCTACAAATATTTGTGGGAAGGTTCTTGCTTGTGGAAATAACTCTCTTACATCTGCTGGTTGAAACTCTTTGCCCATTGTATTGTAAACAACTTCATGAACTGAATTATGATTCTCTGCCATCATTTTTGCTTTTGAACACGCAGGACAATTTGGTATACTATATATTTCTACTTTCATTAGTCTAACCTCGATATATTATTTTCTTTTATAATTTCAATTTTTTCTAAGAGTGGGTGAGTCCAGCCATGAGAAACCAAATAAGTATTTAGATTTTCTTCTTTTAGCAGGACTTCCACTACTTTTTCTTTTCCTTGTTCATCTAGTGCTTGATTTACTTCATCAAGAAAGAGAACATTAATTTGACTTCTACTTATTGAAGTCATCAGTTTTCTAATGGCGACTAACGTTGCAATATTTACTCTTGCTAGTTCACCTGAAGAAAGTGCAAGTATATCAATAATATTTCCATTATCAGATACTTCCACATTTAGTTTATCGTTTGTTACAACGAAATTTATACTGAATCTACCATCACTAAACTCTGCTAAATACTCATTCGTAAGTATTTCTAGTTCTTTAACAAGGGACTCTATTTTGTATGCGAGGAGTCCGTTTGTTGAGAAAGCTTTTTTAAGTGTTTCAAGTATCGCCAGTTTGTTTTCTGAACTTTCCAGTGCATTCTCGAGTTGAGTAAGTTGCTCTTGAAATTGTCCAGTTTGCTCAAGAATAATCCCAATTCTTGTATTGTGTCTTTCTCTTTGTTCATTTTCTTCTACTACTTTTTGGATTTTATTCCTAGTTTCCAAAATCCTTGAACGAAGGTCAGCAATTTCTCTTTCAAGTTTTTCTTTGTTGATAGCTTTTGAGGGGAGGCTGTTGTCAATAGACCTGTAGAGGTTTTCCCAATCTTCGATATCTTGTTTTGCTTTCCTATGATTTTCATTATTTTCTATTACCTTTGCATATTTTTCTTGTTCTTTTCCAATTATGCTTTCGACATTTTTAACTCTGCTTTCGTGTTCTGTAAGCGACTGCCTAACAAATGTTTGGTCAATAGACTGCTCACATGTAGGACACTCAGCGTCTTTCATTTCTGCCAACTCTTTATATTTGTCTAGCATTTTTTGCTCATGCATAAGCTCACTCTTCCAACCTCCTAAAGCAGTGAGTTGTTGGCTGGCATCTATTTTTTCTGGGTTAGCTTGCAGTAAACGTTTTGCAGAATCAATGTCAATATTTTTTAACTGTTGTTTCAGATTTTCATTCTGATTTATTTTTTTATTCTTTTCGGAGATATTTTCAAATTCTATTTGTAGAGAACGCAAAGATTCCTCGTCTTCTTCCGACTCAAATGGTAAATCCATTTTTGAAAGTATGGAAGTATCTTCGAGAATATTGTCTTCTAACCATTTCTCAATTGTTGCAATTTTGGCGTTGCTTGCTGTAATATCACTAGACGCTAGGCGTACTTCTTCTTTGAATATTTCAAAGTAAGAAACATACTCGTCAAGTTTCAACAAGTCAATTAAGAACTTTTTACGGTTTGTATCTGTTGCAGTTAAGAACTGTAGCGATGCATTAGTATTTTGATAGACTAACTGTGAAAAAGTTTTGAAATCAATTCCAAGAACTTCTCCTAATGTTTTGTAAGTATTAGACGCTGTGTGCGAACTAATATCTTCTCCATTTTTTGTTAGCTTACATTTGAGTGTTGCACGCCGTATAACAGTAATGTTATATACATCACTGTCAACAGTAAACTCGAGACTAATATCATATCCTTTGTTAACATATCTATTTGCTATATCCGCCTTTTTAACATTTTTACTATTTTTATTAAATAGTATTTCTTCTAAAATTAATGGAATAGATGACTTACCTACTCCATTTGTACCCACTAATTGTGTAAGGGTGTCTTTTGATAAATCTATTTCATTACCTTCCCCGTATGAAAAGCAATTATCCCATTTCAACTTCTGAAGAATAATCATTGAAAACTCCTATAATATTTTTAATTTTTTCATCATCAAAGTTAAGTATTTCTTTTAAATACATAACTAACTCGTCAGAAATAGAAAGGTCTGATGTTAAATTTAATGTAGCGTCAATCTCTCTACGAACTACTTTTTTATCAAGTAATTCTGAGTTCTTGACTTTAGCTAAATCTTGTACATCTCCCTCTAGTTCATAGATAGTATGATGAAATTCAGTTTGTATCATTTCATTCGGGTCTTCCACAGTCTTACGAATAAGTTGTGGTAAGTTGAATTTATGCCATGTCCAATCATTCATTTGATTAGGGTTAATTATTAGATAACCCGTTTGGACTTCGCTTCTGTGAAAAGATGTTGTCATTGGACTTCCTGGATACACAATATTTCGTTGAGTATTCTCGTGAGCATGTAAGTCTCCAGCAAATACAACATCAAACTTATCAAATCTATCTAAATCTACTTCTGGTACTACATGAGGTGGTATTTCTCCACGAACATGAGTAAATAAAACATCTGCTTGGATGCTTTCTATTTGTTTCTTTTTATGCAAATCCGCATAGGGAAGAATTGCCCAATTATCCTCGTAGTGTGTTTCTGTTACTACTTCTACTAGAGGATTTATACTATTTGTGGCACGAATTAAATTACTAAAAAATGTATGATTTTTTCTAGTTGCTTCGTGGTTTCCATCATAAATAATTGTTCTTACTTTTTGTTGTTTAACAAAATCAAAGTAAAGAGTAAGTTCATCCATAGAAGGAACTCTATCAAATAAATCTCCGCCTATGATATGTAAGGAAACATTATGTTCGTCAATAGCATCTTGCACTTGTTCAAAAAACATTTGATATCTAGCACAAGCCCATGCTGTGGGGACATTTTTTTGTCCTAATTTAATATGCCAATCTGCTGTAAATAAAATCATTTAATCCACCTAAGTCCATGTAATTGTTTTATGTCTGACCATATAAACCAAGCGTAATCAGTAGAGTCAGTTCCACTGCCTGTAAATGAAGGTCTTTTACTAAGTACGACCAGCCCATCAGGTGTAAATTGTTTCCAAAAATCATGTCTTGCTTGGCTTCCTAAAAAATTAATTCTTAATAACATGATTACTGTTGAAGCACACGCTATGGAGTGCTCAATAAATTCTCTTGCAATACTAAAGGGTGGATTGGTGAGGATTAAATCTACCTCACCATCCCACTCAAAATAATCTTTGCCTTCTTGAATTTCTGTCCAAGAAGTCTTGATTCCTTTGTTTTGTAGAAAAGATACTATTCTGCCATCTCCTTTGCATGGTTCATGCGCAGTCTTAAATTGACTCCAATCAATAGGGAGTTTTTCGTAACACCACTCAGGAGTTGGATAAAAATCGTATGCGTTTCTAGGCAACGAAGTCCTCGCCTGGTTGCCATTCACAACCTGTTAATCCACCAGCTTTAATTGCTTGTAGAGTTCTAAGTACTTCGTTGGCATTTCTGCCTGTATCAAGTGCATTTACACTTACGTGCTGTACAATATCATTTCTATCTATGATATATGTGGCTCTATAGCAAACACCTGCTTCTTCGTTTACTATTCCAAGTTTAGAAGACAGTCCTAAACCGCAATCTGCAGCTAAAGAGTGTTTGATGTTGCCAATGAGTTCATTATCTTGTTTCCAAGCTAATTTACAGAACTCATTGTCGCCACTTATACCGATTACATTAGCTTCATCAACTAATATATCCATACCTGCAATTTCTGTAGGGCAGATAAAAGTGAAATCTTTAGGATAGAAGTAGACTACTGTAAAGTCATGTTTCAATGGTTCATAATGCTCAGTAACTGATACTTGTACAAACTCATTATTTTCATTAACACCCTGCAAAGTAAATGCAGGAAACTTCTCACCTACTCCAATCATGATACGTCAAACTCCTCTGAAATTTCTTCAGAAACAGAGCCTTCTTCGTTATTGATTCTTCTTAGAAGCTCTAACTGTGCATCAGCAGTAGGTCTTGGTAGGACATCGTCCATAGACTTTAGATTTGCAACTAAGTCTTTTTCCCAATCTTCAAGTTCTCTTGGTTTGCACTTAAGAACTTGTAGTTGATACTCAACATTAAACACCTGCGGACCAGTTTTCTTTCTTTTGAAATGAATATCGTAACCAGTCACTGGGTCTGTTGGGTCGCCTAATTCTTCCATCGCTACTATGATTTGGTCGAATAGTTTTCTTTTTAGATTAAGAACTTTTACACTTTTATCAGCGTAGTCAATGCACTGGACGGCATAAGACCATCCACATTTTAAGTCTGGATAAAAGTCGCGAACATGGTCATGTTCTACATTATTGAAAGTTTCTGAGTTTCTATCAAACGCTAAACATTCCATAGGAATATTCTTGTTGTTTTCACCCTTAATCCAATAGACATATCTAGGTAATAAATCACCTACTAGTCTAACATGATGATCCTCACCACTAGAATAGTTGTAAGTATCGATTTTTTCTTTTTGGGCTGAGCCCTTGGTTTTATTAAAATTTATTGCCATTAGTTTTCCTCAATGTCTCCTCGAAACAAAAGTGAATCCGACCATCTTTTATTTCAAGCAGTCTGTTATTTATTAAAATATCTTCTGAAACTGGACATTCCAGAAGGTCTAGTGTGGTGTCTTTACTATTTACATAGTTGTGATAATTGCGAAAGGACGCGACACCTGCATACTCTGCAACTTCTTTATCACTACATGCTCGACCGACTTCAAGTAATTCTTTCGGATTCAGTAAGAACGACTTACCGCCAAATCGATACTGATAAAACTTAAAAGTCTTATCATAATAATTTTTAGGTTGAATCTTGTAAGTTATAATACGAAGGATTTGAATAATGTCATTGACATTTCCTTTGCTTATTTTTACAATCTTATTCCAGTCATATAGTAACATATATTATATCAAATTTTTAAGCGTGTGTCAAGAACTATTTTTCTCAGGTGTAGTACCATCTGAAGTTCCTGGATTAGGAGCATCTTGTTTATTCTCAACCCCAAGTAGTCTTCCTCTTCTTACCTTGTCGAGATGCTCTGGGTCAAGAGTAGCATGAACACCAGCTTGTGCCATTTTTACAATACTACCTTGGTAAACATAACTACCGCAATGCATTAGTTCTACTAATGGTAATGCCCATATATCTACTCCAAAGTTTCTTACAGTTTCTGAAAACATATAATCTTCTGATAAATATCTATTTTGATGATTAATAATACAATCAAAATATGCCATTATTTGTTCACCTCGTTCAAATTCTCCCTCTCTTAAATGGTCAGGAGTGTATAGTCTTTCAGGGTGGTGCTTATCATATTCTTCAAATACAGACCTATGTACAAACATAAATCCTGTTGCACCTTCTTTAATTTTTACTGGCTCAAACACAGGTGCTTGTCCGTTTGGATATGCCTCTGGTAAAGCATTAAATACCATATCTCCTGCAACTTTTTCTAAATCTGTAGGACTATCATCATAGTTTCCAGTTTTGGCTGCGTGTAATACTTTTTCCCAAGCAATAGTTTTCTTTGGATATAATGCACAAAAAACTTGCATTTCAGGATTTTCTGCTAATAAATGCCACATATAGATTAAATCCATTGCATTCCACGCTATATCACTATCTATAAATAGTAAGTAATCGCAGTCACTTTTTAAGAAGTTTGCGACACAATAGTTTCTAGCGCGAGTAATTAGACTTTCATTAAACATATAATAAATTTGTAAATGAAGCCCATGAGTCATACATACAGCTGTAGTATCCATTAAGGACTTAGTGTATAGTCCGTGGCACTGACCGCCATACATAGGTGTTGCTAAATACACTTTGCTTTTACGCATTTCCTCTATATTTAGCTGAATTTCTTTTGATGTCATAAAATTTTTACCTCGTAATCTTGTTTTAGATAATACCCCATTCGGGCATTAGCTTGTCTCGCCGCAGTCTTTCCTTTCAAATGAATATCAACTACTACAGGAGTTTGTTTATTTTCTATTTTTCTTATAACTCTACCAATCAACTGAGTGAGTAATGGTTCATTATTTACTGGTGTTCCTAACACTAAACAACTTAAGTCATTTAATGATATTCCTTCAGAGAAAATTGACTGTGTTCCAAATAAAATATTTTTATTTCCTTTTATTTGCTCCATTACTTTTTCTCTATCAGTAAATTCCATATCTCCTGTAATTGATACAGCTTTGTCCCCGCAAAGTCTAGCACACGCCTTTAGAAATGCAACTCTATCTGACACTACTAATACTTTGTGACCTTGTGCAGCATACTTTGAAGCAATCAAAGATACGCTGTGGACGTATTCTTCATTGTAGGCTAAGTGATTAATCCTCTCCGCCCACGGAGTAAAAGAACCGTCTAAAAATCTAATATCAGATTTTATTATATGAATCTCTGGTATTAAATAATTTTCTTTTGGTGGTTTCATTACATTGTGACCAAAGTAATCACGAAAAACCACATGACGACCATCTTTTCGTTCGAGTGTTCCTGTCAAGCCTATCTTATAACGAGTAGGCATTTCGTCTACTATTCGTGTAAAAGTAGGACTACTGACATGATGCATTTCGTCTAAAATCAATGTCCCAAACTCTTGTTTTAGATCGTCCATTCGTCGGTACAATGTTTGGATATTGCCGACACAGATAGGGGCTTTTATATTAAATTGTCCACTACCTATTCTGCCTGCTTGTATTCCAAAGCATTTTTTTACCTCTTTTTCCCACTGATTTCTTAAGTTAGTTGTGTGGGTAACAACTAATGTTTTTTGACCAAGTTTCGCTGCGATAGCTAAACCTGTAAATGTCTTTCCCCAACTTACCCAAGCGTTAATTATAGAATTGTCTTGGACTTCGTCATGTACTATCTTTTGGCTTGGTCGTAAATCAAACTTAAATTTTTCATGTTCTACTGGCACTGAAACTCTTTTATCGACTATTTCGTATTCGTCTGGTATCAAATCCATTCTTCCAATAGGTATGGAAATTAAACCTTCTTTTATAAAACGAATTGTTTTAAATACTAAAGGCGGGTCTGATGGTATTCTAGGTGCAATAGTATAAGTCAGTTCCTTTTCGATAGAATTGTGCAAATCTTTATTTACACTCATGTATATTCTGTTACTAAGAACTGCTTTCATATATCTTGTTTCTCAAATTCGTACTAGAAAAAGAGTGCTGTCTACTTGTATAAAAAATCTCGTGCAATCCTTTACCTGTAAAATGTCTGTCGACATAATCCTCTCCAACAAATCGAAGATGTATTTTTGTAGCTTCTAGTAAATCTAATAGACTTTGTTCTGTATCATATGGAATAATCTCGTCTACGTACTTACAGGCTCTTAACTGTATATATCGTTCATATACTGATTGCACAGGCTTATTCTTTTTCTGCCTATCAATAGTAGGGTCTGTTTGTAATCCTACTATTAAGTAATCACAATTTTCTTTTGCTTCTTTTAGCATTACAATATGTCCAGCATGAAGTAAATCAAAAGCGCCACAGGTAAATCCTATACTCATATTTTTACTCCTGCCCTTCTTGCATCTTGTTTTCTTCCTTGTTCTCTAATTTTTCTACTCTTTTCTGATATTGGTCTCAACATCCATAAGTAATCATTTTTTGCTGTTTTCATCAAATTTAATCCATTTGCCATCTAAAGCACCATTAACAAAATGCCAAGTAGTCATTTTATCTACTACACTTTTATTTGCTGTTTGTCCTATATGTACTCCTGCCGCATAAATCTGCTCATAATAAATATGTCTTAGTAATGCTTCTGTTCTATCTTTAAAAGTCTCTTGTCTGTGGTTGTTATCCCAAGGACTAGACCAGCCTAGTTTATTTTTTCTACTTCTTACATGCTCAGGAATAAAATCTGCCATAACTTCTCTTAGAAAATATTTGTAAGTTCCTGTAGGCCAACCTGCTTTTTGTTTCATTTTCATTCTACCATCTTTATGAAAGTGCCATCTAACAAAGTTTTGCCCTAAATATACAGGTCTTGATTCCATTCCAAACATTCCTGCTGTTTGGTCAGTTGCTAGAATATTCTGCTCTGAAGTCATAATTAAATCAAATAATAATCCATTATTAAAATGGTCAGTATCAGACCAAATATGCGGAGGTATGCCTTCTAGTTGTTCTTGCGCTCTTTGAAGAGTCTCGTCATCATACCCCTTTGTAAATCTTTTGGCATGATGATTATATCCACTAAATAACTCGTCTGCACTATCTCCTGTAATTACTACTTTACACCCATCAGCTGCTGCTGTTTTATTTAAAAGATATCTAGGTGCTTGTCTTCTCCAATCAGTCCAAGAGTAGTGAGTATTGTCTTGCCATTGCTGTCCAAATACTTTACCATCTTTTCTTTTTAATAATACTTTTTTATAAGGCACTCCCCATTCTTTGCAAGTTTTAACTGCCATATCAGATTCTTTTTTAAATCCTCTCATGTAATAGTGTTTGCCTTTGCTTTCTTCATAATCACAGATATACACATTTAAATCGATATCCATATCTTTGATTATACCCAATGCACAAGTGCTGTCTAATCCACCACTTAAAAATAATGCTGTTTTTTGTTTACTTTTTGCAATTTTTCTAACACTAGCAATTAGTCTATCTCTAAACTCATTTAAATCATACTTTTCGCTTTTTATTTTATAGTAATCCCATAAGTTCCACGATTTTATACTTCCAGTATTTAGATTCATTTTTGATATCTGTCCTGGAGCAGTCTTCCATATATTTTTATATGGAGTTTCTTTTTGAGGCCACTGTGGATTTCTTAAGAATCGAGGGTAGCCTGACTGGTCAACTCTTTTATGTATAAAACTTTTTAGACTTGTACTAAGTGTCCAATTGCCATTTTCATCTTCGCCATACCACAATGGTTTAGTTCCAAAGTGGTCTCTACAGTAATATAATATTCCTTCTTTTGGCTTGTAAAATACAAAACTGCCATGAAAGTCAGAAAATTCTACAAACTTATGCCCATATGTTTCAAATCCATGAGCTAAAAATGCTGTATCATTAGCAATGTTAGAATCATACATCTCGCCATTAAACACCATTATATTACCTTTCTTAGTTACAAATGGTTGAACTTGATGTTCTCCATTAATATCAAGTAATACATGCCCCATAGCAATTCTACTGTCTTTCCATATACCAGTATCATCGGGGCCTCGCATCTTCTGAGCTTCTATCATAGGCTCAATGCTAATTATATCACTTGTTACTACAAATCCACACATTAGTTTTCTAAAATTGATGTATCTATATCGTCTATATCTGGTAGCTTATCTGGATAAAATTCATCACAATCTACCGCAAAATTTATTTTTTCTTTCATTACTCTACTAGCTTGATGCTGAGAGATAATTGGGTCTGTTACTACACTCTTATGGTACTTTTCAATATAACACCATTCTGGAGGCAGTATTTCATATTCATATTTACCTGAGTTTAATACTTCACTAAGTATTTTTTGATCCCATACCATTCTATCTTCTTTTTGTCTATCTACCCATTCTTCTAATAATTTTTTTGATTCATTATTATTTGGAAAATACATTGTAGAACTAATTAATTCATGTACTAACTTCCAATGACTTTCTTCCGCTCTCCATGACATAATATAGAAATTTGGATAGTTTCTATTTATTTCATCTATAGGTATAGGTCTTTCTATTACTCCATCTGCATCAATCCATAGTAAATCTTCATTAAATTGATTTAAGCATTTCAAAATGTACTCTGGTTTTATACTAATGTTTTCTTCCCATTTACCAATAGGTAATAATTCTTCCATGTGTACACTATACCCAAACTTGTCTAAAGATTTCTTTAGAGGTTTAACTACTTCACTGTAGTCACTGGTATAGAAATTTACTATCCTACAATTTTCCATTCTAGTATTGAATCCTCTTGTATATCTTCCCATCTGTTAAATTCTATATCACAGACAAGTATTTTATCACTATCTAACTTACCTTTTAGTATATTTGGTATAGTCATAAACTTTTCACATAAAGTATATTCTCGTTCTATAATTCTGCCTGATTTTAGACTTTCAAAACGAATGAGTACAATATGATTTTGTAATTTTTGTTTTAATTTATTTATATCTTGCGCCATGTGTCTTTTTTCCTCTCTTCACAATATTCCCATATTTTCCATGGTATTCCTCTTTTGTATAGGATACCGCACCATCCCATGCCTTCTTGAGGAGGTCGTGCCTCCACAAAGGGGAATGGAACATCTTTAAGCCAGACAACTGATGCAATATCCTTTTTTTCCACTTTTCGTATCTTATGGTATTTAAGTGTTGCCGTTTCTGTCTTTTCATTATACCAATATACTCCTTCCGTATCTATAAAATGTTTACCCCTATGTTTCATCATACCTACATGGTCTTCTACCATATAGCGTAACGGATAAAGACTCCGCATGGGAGTCTGTAATCTTCTCATACCTATCGTACTACCTGTCATATTTTTATCATCTACAACTTGGTCGCCTATGATAAGTAATCCATCTATTTCTTCAGGTTCATCTGAAAGAACATAAATTGGAAACCTCATTTCATTCCAAAGCCTCCATATAGTCTTTCTCTTTCTGCACCGTAAGTAGTGTCTAGACAAAACACTGCTAAATGAATTTCTTCACGAGTAACCCTAAAACCATAAACATTGTTCTGTAAATCAATGAGTGTTGCATGAAAATTAGTCATTTCATTATTTTCATATATACCGCAAGCTACTTCTTCTTTCTTTCTAGTCAAAGCATATAAATAGGCACACTTAGCACCTTTAGGAAAAGACATAGGGCCAGTAAAGTCAGGCCCTACAAATACAAATCTACTTATTACTTTACCAGGTATTTGTAATCCTGTTAAGGGAAAACTTGTTACATGCTTTTTCCAAAATACTTTGCTAGGATATCTACTATGAACATCCATAACTATTTTTTTCTCTTGTAAGAATCTGTCTATACTATGGTCGTCTTTAATATCTACATAGGTATAACATTCTGTCTTTTTCCCATAAGGTTCTCTTTCCCAGTACGATAATGCTTTATTCCAAAGCCACTCTGTGTCTGCTTCAAACTGTACTTCATACATTATATAACTTCTCAAACTTACCTAATGAATAGTCATCAGCAACATCGAAATCACAACCGATAGGAGCATCGGGTATTGATAGCCCTCTGTCTGCCTGTACAAACTGTTTAAGTTTTTCTGAGTAATGTTCTATTTCATCTTCAGGAACTTCAGCAAGTATTGAGTCATGAACAAGAGCAAAGATTTTTGACTTCATTCCTGTTTCTCGAATGTATTTCTGTGTTTCTATTGCGCCCAACAGATTGATGTCAGAAGCAACAGATTGCACAAGAAAGTTAATGCCACTACGAACTTCGTGAGAAGCAATACCTTTGTCCTGTGAGAACACATTTGGGAGCCTTCGTTTACGACCAAAGTGGCTGTATAGGAACCCATTAGCTTGTGCAAACTTTTGCATGTCTGATAACCATCTCTTTAGATTTGGGAAAGCGGTAAAATAATCTTTAATTGTTTCATTTGCTTCTTGCACAGTAAATTCTTTACCACTATCCTTGGTAACCTGCCAACTAATCTTTGCTGGCCCAGCACCATACATAATACCGAAAGTCACAGCTTTTGCTTGTTGTCTCTTATCGCCATAAAGTTCGGCAACTTGTTCGACATCGCAAGGAAGTCGAAAAACTTGTTTCGCAATCGTACTATGGAAATTTCCACCAGATTGAAACACCCGCTGTAGCCCTTTATCATTAGCAAGTACAGCAGCACAATAAACTTCTGCTGTTGTTAAGTCCATGGCAACTATCTTATGACCCGCCTTTGCCTTGATACAACCCTTAACTGTGGGATTGTCTCTTGGAAGCTGTTGCATGTTTAGTTTACCACTAGATGATAGACGACCTGATGTTGTACCATGTAGGTTGAAACCAGTACGTAGTCTGCCATCTCTATCAAGATTCGGTATAATTTTGTCAAGATATGTATTTTTGATTTTTACTTTTTGACGAACTTCAAGAATATGTTTTGGTACTTCATGTTCTTCAGCAAGATTACCTAAGACTTCTGCGTCAGTTGACAATGCACCCGTTGCAGTTTTCTTATCAGATTTGAGTCCACAATAGTCAAACAACAAAGTTCGAAGTTGTAATGTACTGTTTGGATTGAATCCTTGATTATCTTGAATAAATCTTTTTACTTCAGGAATTCCTTCAAGTGCTGTCACAGCTGCATCGATATCTTCTTGCATACGCTTTTGTCCAAACTCTAAGCGAGCTTTGTCAAAAGGAACACCATTACTCTCTACATCTTTAAGGAATCTTACTCCTTCGATGAGTAGATTCTTATACACCCACATTAGCTTTTCATTCTTCTTCAAAGCACTTTCAAATTTTTCAAACAATAAGTAAGTAACTATAGCATCCATTGCAGCATAGTTCTGCATGACTTC